GGAGATGTACCAGACTGGATTAGATTATATTTGAACGAAGGTTTAGTGGCCGGTCCAATCCGTTCACAATGGCCTCCAATCAAACACGCTGATAATGGGAATGTGTTGACACTATGAAAGCAATAGACAAATTACAAAATGAGAAAATTGCTTGGTGTGAAAAATTGCTTTATGCATTGGTCCTTTTACAATTCCCACAAATAGCAACTTTACTGTAAACCGGAAATGATCATTCCGCTATTCGGTCAAATCCAATCTGTAATGTAAGTTTGTTCTAATAACGCCGTGAGTATTCCCATAGACAATGGGAGAGGTAATTGTGCTCGATAATTGCTTCTAAGGGGGGAGTGACGCTTATCATTCTGGGCTTTTGTTGGAATCTGTTGAAGCAAATGTATCATAGGAAAGTTTCCCCAGAAAACAAATGCACCAATCTTTTGTCTATGCGAACCCAGGACTGGCTCAAAATAACGAATTGAACCGACTACGTTTTCTAAAATCCACCATTTAGGATTTAACAAATCAATTATTTCTCTTGCCACGTTTAACATTTCCATATTTGGCTCATAATCATCGAGCGTTCCTTCTCTTGAAGCAACTGCCCTGGGTGCATTATGACCCATGCTAAATTCATAACATGGAGGTGACGCCAAAATAACATCCGGTTTTGAAATAACATGCCCTCTTTCAATGTGTGAAAGTAACTCATCCCTAAATTCAAAGATGTCAATTATTTGTGTGTGTGGGACTTCTTCTAATAATGGATTATTATCAATTCTTAGGACTTCATGACCTGCCCTGACAAATGCTTCACTAAATCCACCAAGCCCAGAAAATAAATCTAAGACCTTCAATCAATCAGCCCCTTATTGTATAAATCATCATGGCATTTATTACAAACTCTAATTTGTATCGATGCTACTTTTCTTTTGTAGGCATCAATTTTCTTTTCTTGATATGCTACCAAATCAAAAGTTTCTTTGTTAGCATTACAAATTTCAAGTGCGTTTCTAATGACTTGACTCATTGATTCGTCGTCTTTTTTCAATGACATCATTGCTGAATATGTCACATCGCTCAAATATATGGTGTGTTGTCGGCCCATGATTTACCCTGTATAGGTAGAGTATATCAAGATTTAATTTTTTGACCAGCCCTGGGCTGGAATTCTTCACCAATCCGGTGGATTGGTTAGGGTGCCCAATAGCCTGCCAGCATCCCACTGACCCCGTCGAAGGGATGGGCGGGTATAAATTGTCCGATTTTAGGAGATTGAAGTGATGTTTAGGGGCGAACCTATCATGAAAGGTTTAAGGATTGACTAGCCCTGGGTAAGATTATGGCTAAAAAAGCAAGCGATTTGATTATGAGAGATAGATTACAATTTACACTAGATGGTAGTGGGGATTTAGAAGTAGTATACGGTAGAATAGACCTAAGCGATTATGTAAATACTGTTCAAAAGAAAGGATTAGCAGTAAAGGAAGTTCGATTTCAAGTTAGAAATCCAGCCACCCCAGACACTGGTTCATTTAATCAACAACTTGCTGTTGAAGGTGCTACCACTACAGCACCAACAGTGGCATTTTTGAAAATGTTTGCTACCACTACAGCCTATGAAAATGCGGCGGATGTTGGTTTGGCTAGTCCGAATGTGTTTGCCTTAGTTGAACATCAGCATTATATCAATGTAGTTCAAGAAGGTGGACAAAATGTTGGTGGTAATCAAATAGTTTCTTATTTTGAATTTGGAACCCCAGATTTACACCCAGACGGTTATACTGTTGTCACAGATATTCTTATTGGAGTTGCGGCTAATGGTTGTACTCGAATTCAAGGTGATACTTTAGAAGTTGACATTATGTTAATTGCTGAGCCGATAACAGTCACACAAAAAGAACTTAACGAGATGCTAGTACAGGCTCAAGATTTGTGAGGTGTAAACCTTGTCAAGAAATAAAACTGAAGCGGCTGAAAGCAAGGTCAAAAGTGCTGTTGCTTTGGGTAGTTTAGGAGGTGCGATTGCTGGTCCAATTGGTGGTACTATTGGCGCCCTGACAGGATTATTGATTGGTGATAGTAAAACCGTATTCCCGATTGATATGATTGCCATACCTGCGTTTGAATATGCGGCTATAAGAGGTGGTCAAGATGCAAGCCCGTCATACATGGTCTATATCAAAGCCGGTGAAACCTTAGTTCCAACAGGGGGTAATGTAGCCGACATGAGTGAGAACATGGATATTAACGCTACCAGTCAAACCCAGGCGCCTAAAAAGAGAACTAGAAAAACAACTTGGCATAAGTATATGAAAAACAAAAAGAATCAAATCCGTTTCAAGAGTGGTAAGATGAAAGGTAGACTTAACTTAAAGTCAATGGCAAGAGCATACAAAAAGTCAAACAAAGGGGGAAAGAAATAATGCCAATAACTGAATTAAGAGATGGTATAACTATACAACAATTCCCCAACACTTTTGGTATACCTAGCGGATTGACTTTAGATATCAATGGTTTTGGAATACTACAAAAAAAGATTAATGTTACTAAAGGTATGAGACATAATCTAGAACATTGTGATTTTTACATTGATTCTTTAGGGGTTGGTTATGAAACTGCTACTTTCTATTTGACTCCATTACCGTTAATTTATTCGGATATGTCAAATCCAATAGGTGGACCCTCTGGTGATTTGGGAATTGTACCAGCATATAACGAAAATATATTGTATAAGGCTCAATTTGGCAATAGTAAATTACTACCTGCCTCACCGAGCTTAATCAATGAATTTCCAAACAACTTTTTGGCAGCCAAACCGACATTCAATTTTTACAGTGACACATTATATTTGACCGTTTTATTTAACGGTGAATCGGAAGAAAATGTCACTAATGTGATGATTTCTTTCTATGCCGCTATGAATTCAAAACCAATTGATTCTGTTGAACATGGAATTGGATTGTTAAAAGAGCGCATGACAATGATGACTGCGAGAATTGATTCCCTGGGTAGAAGTATTCCACCATCTAGAAATGTTGGTCAAATAGCACCATTTTGGAAATATGGCGGAACTAGACCGGAAAGAATGATTGAAGGTTCAAGTTTAGTCAATTTTTGGCTAAATATGGCTGATAGAGATGATGAAGACATGAGCAATCCGACTTTATTGCGTGACCAAGTTAAATCCGCAAGAAATATGGTAGCAAATCCGACGGCTATGGGTGCTGGAGATGTACCAGACTGGATTAGATTATATTTGAACGAAGGTTTAGTGGCCGGTCCAATCCGTTCACAATGGCCTCCAATCAAACACGCTGATAATGGGAATGTGTTGACACTATGAAAGCAA